CACTGATCCCAAGCCTCCCAAGGGGTTTGTCAAGCGGGTGCCTGACGACGAACGGGTGGACCTTGGCCGTTTCCCGATTGGAGGCAAGAAGGGCAAGCCGCCTATTCGCACGGCCTACCAGCAGACCCTCGGCACCATGAAGGCTTTGATGCCGCGAGAGATGACCAAGTCGCTCACGAATGCTCTCAAGGAGATGGCCAGGCCCTTCCCGGTCAAAAAGTGATGCTCAAGTCTCCAGAAGCCGTTTTGCTCCGCGCCATGCTGGCGGCCCCGGCGGTCGCTCGGCTTATCAGCCGCCGCGTCTATGCGGTCATGGCACCGGCGTCGGCGACCTATCCCTTCGTCGTTTACCGTCGCAGCACGATTGACCGAGAGCAGACGCTTGGCCCGCCGATGGGCGTGCCTGAGGTATCGATTGACTACGAAGTCTACGGGCAAACCTACGAGCAGGCCCGCGAGGCGGCCGACGCAATCCGCTCGACTCTGGATGGATACGGCGGCAGTGCCCTAGGCTGCACAGTGTCACAGGTGGCCCTGGACAACGAGCAGGACGACTTCGTGACTTTGCAGGGCGGCGACCTACCGCCGGCGTATCAGATCACCTTGACATTCGACGTTTGGTGGCAGGAGAGCTAGCACATGGCGACTACGCCGCATGATTCACCGGGAACCGGGCTTACGATTGGCTCGAGCACGTTTACGCTCACATCAGTGACTGTGAACTTTTCGGACGTCTCGGGCGAGACCGACCGGATCGACATCTCGCACCTTGGCCAGACGGCCGGCGAGGTGATCCTGACGCAGGCCCGGCCGCTGACCGGCTCCGCGACCGGCGAGACCGGCAAGGAGCTGTCGTTCGATTACATCGGCACGACGCAGCTGGCCGGCGGCACGACCGGTGCGTACTCGCTGACTGGAGCCGTGGCCCTCAGCGGCAATGCCACCGTAGTGAGCTCGAGCGTGACCCTGGCCGTCAATGACGTCGTGCGGGGCTCGGCCACCGTCCGGATCGACTAAGCCGGGAGGCCCGGCATGGCGACCTACTCGACGGGCATCTCGGCGACCTGGGGAGGCGTCGCGTTCGTCGATGTCTTTGACCTGGCCGTACCGCTTTACGGCAGCGTACGCAAAGACCGCACGACGAACGCCGACAGCCAGGGCTGGAGCGATGCGGTTGGCACCGTCTCAATCTCAGCGTACGGCAGTGCGAATATGAACGTGTCCGAATACGGAAAGCGGAAAGCACTCGTCATCAATGGCGGCGGAGCCGGCTTGACGACTAACGCAGTATGTATCGGTATCACTATTACGCCGCAGCTAAACGGTGTCACGAGGTACACGTTTACCGCGCAACTCCTGGATACATGACATGGGACTACGCAAGCAGTTCGAGCACATCGCAAAAGGCAAGCCGCCGCTGAAGGTGACCGTTGAGGGAATCGACGTCTATATCCGCTGCATCTCGATCCGAGAGCGTGACGTCTGGGAGCAGACGGTTGCTCACGTGCGTGACCGCACAGTCGAGGACATGCGGAGCATGTACCTGGCGTTTGTGTTGTGCGAGGAGGACGGGACACGGCTCTACAGCGACGACGAGATTGGCGAGGTCGGCAAGTTGTCGAGCTCTGTGCTCGGGCCGCTCTTTGACAAGGCCCTGGCGTATAACCGCATGTCGGAGGCGGACATCCGAGAACTCGCGGGGGAATCAACGCCCGGCCAGTAAGGCTCTTTATGATGCAGCTGGCTGGGCACCTCGGCAAATCACTCAGGGAAATAGAGGCACTCGATTGCGATGAACTGGCTCACTGGATGGCATACCACCGCTATTTTCGGCCGCTTGCCGACCCGTGGCAGCAGACCGGCGTCGTCGCCAGTGCCGTCCTGGCACCGCACGCCAAGCGGGGCCGCGAGCCGAAGCCCAAAGACTTCATCCCAGTTGACTCTCCGCCGCAGCACCGCCACCAGATGCATGACGAGCTCAAGCGACTCAAGAGAATGCTAGGCAAATGAGCACTGCCCTCGGACTTGCGATGCAGATCAGTGCCAACACGGCACAGCTGGGCGCAGCAGTCCAAGACATCAACAAGCGTCTGGACCAAATGGCCGGCAGCGGCAAGAAGGCTGCCGACGATTTAGGCGTCCTCAAGAATATCGAGATTGCGAAAGCATTCATCTCTGGAATCACGGCCGTTGCGAGTGGGTTGATGAAGGCGGCCGGGGCTGCAAAGGAGTTGTTCGACGGCAGCCGCCAGGCCATCGACGAGATTGGCAAGTTGTCGAGCAGAACAGGCATCGCTGTCGAGACCATTCAGCAGCTGCAGCTCGTGGCCACGGAATCCGGCAGTAGTACGGATGCTCTCGCCACTGCATTCGGCCGGCTTGGTGCTGAAATCGGCAAGGGTGCCATTGAGGGTGGAGCCGACAAGGTCAACAAGAAGTTTGAGCTGCTCGGGCTGACATACGAGGAGCTTTCTCAGCTTTCGCCTGAAGAGCAGTTCTACGCCGTCGCTGACGCCGTCGAGGGCATCCAAGATCCGGCCCAAAGATTGGCAGCCGTAACGGAGGTATTCGGACAGCGTGCCGGCCAGCCTCTCGTGAACGCGTTGCAGTTAGGTGGCGACAAAATCCGAGAGTTGCAAGGCGAGGCGGCTGAGCTCGGCGGGACGCTTAGTCAAGAAGCGGTGTCTGCAGTCGAGACCATGAACGACGAGATAGGCCGCGTTGGATTTGCGTTTGACGGAGTCCTCAAACAAGTCACGGCTGCACTTGCGCCCGTCGTCAGTGCGTTCGCCGACAAGATTCAAGAAATCATCAAGGGCATGGGCGTCGAGAACATCGGCAAGTTTTTGGCCGAGGCATTGCTCAACTTCGCAAAAAGTTTTCTTTCAGGCCTGGAGTTCATTGTTGACACCATACTTTTTGTTGCAGAGCAAATCGGGCAAGTTCTGCAGGCTCTCGGTGTTGACACCAGGACCGAAGAACAAAAAAAGTTGGACGCCGAGCGTCAAACTTTGGAATCTCGTCAAGCAGCAGAGCAAAGTTTGGCATCTCGCCGCCTTGTAGACGGAGGGCGAGAGAACATTGTCAATCGCACTCTTTTAGGATCCATAGCAAGCTTTGAGGAAAACCTCGACAAGCTAGGAGGTGCGTTGACAGAGGCTGAGCAATCGCGCCTGGCGGAGTTGCAAGCCCAAGACAATCAATCAAGCGGTTTACGCCAAGCAGCAAAAAACATTTTTGGTGACATTCAGGCAGGATTAGATGAGGGAATCGCCTTGGTCAACGCCCAGCCGGACGCACCAGACCTAGCTGGCCAAGTCGCCAACGGCACAGCTGAAGGCAACGCTGCCGTTGTCGACGCCGTCAACCGCAACACCGAAGAGCAGCGTCGCAATGCCACTCGGACGGTGGATATAATCGGCGGTGCCAGGAGCGCGAGATGAGCGTCCTGAGTTTCCGTGAGGTCGTGGGCCGCACGCTGTCGCATCGCTTTGGCGAGCCGCCGACGGCTGAGAGAAAGTTTGTCTTGACGCTGGACAACACCGCGCCCAGCGTCGCAGAGGCCGCTAGTGCTATCGGTATTTTTCACGGTTCTCCGCATCCTGAGTATCCGTTCCTGACTGTTTCGGACGTGCAGTTCACCGAGGGCAGCCCGTCCCCTTTTCATGCCGAGATCACGTATCGCTACGAACTGCTCGAGCCAGACGAGCGAGATCCCAATCCGTTAGCTCGGCCCGACGTGTGGTCGTTCACAACGAGTGGGACATCGGTGCCGGCGTTGTTCTATTACGACGGCACAACCAAAAAGCCGCTCGTCAACTCGGCCGGCGACGCGTTCGAAGGCGTTACCACCGACGAGGCGGAATGCCGTGCCAGCATTGCAGGGAATCGCTCAGTGTTTCCGCTGGCGACCGCCGTTGCCGTTACAGGGGCTATCAACAGCGACACATACCTCGGCGCGGCTCAGTATTCGTGGAAGTGTGTCGGAATCTCAGGCCAGCAGCAGAGCGAGATGGTCAACGACGTTGAGGTCAACTACTGGGCCATCACCATTGAACTGGCGTACCGCCAGGCCGGCTGGACGTTGCAGCTGCCAGACGTCGGGTTCAACTTTCTGGACGGCAACCAACGCAAGCGGTGCTACGTCTTGAACGATGACGGTGAAAAGGTCGACAGCGTCACGCCGATGCCGCTGCAGACAGATGGCAGCATGAAAAATCCCGACGACCCGCCAGACATTATCGAGCGTCGCGTCAATCCTGAGGTCTCGTTCAGTTCATATTTTGGCACTCCCTCTTGGCTCTAGGTGAAGCATGGCCGATTTTTCGTACAGCGTCCGCACGACCGTCGACAAAGAGCTGTCTGTCGCAAGTGACCCCTTGTTGTCGCTCGACCTTTGCACGTTATCGACGAATCAGTCGGCCCCGAAACTGCAACTGTCATTCTCGTCGTTCGGAACCGCCGCGGCCGAGGGCGTCTACTCAGCCTGTGCCGATATCGGCAGCGCAACGACTTCCTACACGACGCTTGTCTCGTCTACGCAGTTCGGCACTAACGCGGACAACAGCTACGTATTCTTGCGAGAGAGCAGCACCAACACAGCATCGGTTCTGGGTATCCGCTTTATCGCCGCTGGTCCTACCATCATCAACGCCGCAGAATTGCGAAATGGTGAAGCAGCGTTTTTCCGAGTCACGCCTAATGTTTCGGTCGCCGCTGCAGCGTCTGCCGTTGGCGTCACGGGCACCATCCAAGTGCTGGCCATCGGAGAGTAACCGTGGCCGACCGTGTCGTCTTCACCTCCGGCTCTGCCGAGCGCATCGCTAAGGTCGTGCGGATCGTCGAGTC